CCTTCATAAATCGGCAGTTGCGCCCATGATTGAATCGCGGCTGGGGCGCTTTCAAAAGGTATCCGCCCCAGAAGGACTTCCTCCAACAGCTTGCTCGGCCTTGTGATGCCGCTCCAAATATTCGGCGAAGGCTTCTGTCGCGCCATTTGCTCCCAACGCCACGCAGGCGAAGGCCCCCATGTTTTGTGCTGCCCGCAGGAATGCCTCCTGCCCCGGCTGCCAGGTTGATTGCGTATGGTCGCGCCTTTTCAGCTCGCACACAAACGCCGGTGCGCCTGGCACGATAATGTCCACCGCGCCTGTTGTCATGCCCTCCGCTTTCTGGTGCGCGACCTGGTAATGTGAGCGCTTTCCTTCGTTTCGAGGGTGGATTGCAAGCAAACCCCATGTGTCTGGGTACTGCCTGCGGATCCGCGCGAAGAACGTGACTTGCTCGGCGGTCTCAGAGGCGCAGGCGCCCCTGTACGATCGATCGCCATATATCGGGATGTCATTGGGGAGCTTCATCGTGTGGCCTGTTGTATGCAAAGATTTGGTAGAAATCCGTGTTCGGGTTTTTGCGGTATGTGATCGTCTCCGGTTTTTTGCCGTTCAATGCGACTATCATATTCAAGTCAGCGCGAGCATTCGGGTGCTTGGGGTGCTTCTGGATCCAAAACGAAAACGCACGATAAGGCGTTTTGACGCGCGCCATGTACGTCGGGTTTCCCGCTTGTGAGACGCTCGGCTTCAGAGACCATTCAAGCACTTGATCTGTTTGCACGATCGTCGGATCTTTTTTCCTGTTTTCAAAAACCAGCCGCAGCTTTTCGTTTGGGTCCACAAGCTCCGCTTCGCACTTGCAGCAATAGCGCGCCGCAATGTCGTTCAGCTCCTTGCAGCGCCTGCACTCCTTCCCTGTCCAACGGTAAGAACATTGGCGCAGCTCGCCCTCAATCAAATCTGTGGCCTGGCACCGGCGGCCAAAATGCGCCGGGATCGGACCGTACTCGCTGGATATCTCAATCCCATCTTCGTCGCAGAAATAGCCGCTCTTGTTGATGCGGAACCGATCGGGGTTCGGGCGCATCTTGAAGACGTTTTGCGTCATACACACAGGGCATTCGCATGCCAGATCCTCATCGGATCCAAGGGGTGCTACTTCAATTTTCGGCGAGAAGACATCACCGTCCGGGCAGTGCCGCTCAATGTTCTCGGCATAGTCCAGCACGAGGCATTCGGCTTTTTCCGGGTGCAGCCGCAGGCCCCGCCCGATGATCTGCTGCATCAGGCCAACTGATTCCGTGCCGCGCATCATTGCGATCACGTCCACATGTGTCGCGTCAAAGCCCGTGGTCAGCACCGCCACGTTGACCAGATACTTGATCTCTTGCGCCTTAAACCGGCGCAGGATGTCCTCACGCTCCTTCTTTGTCGTCGTGCCAGTGACAATCTCCGACAGCTCCGGCGGCAGGCTCTCAAAGCATTCTTTGGCATGCCTGACGGTCGAAGCGAAGATCAAGACACCCATGCGGTCCTGCGACTGCGCCACAATGTCAGCGATGATCGCCGAGGTCTTGCGGCCCTGTCCATGATAGGCCCGATCGACATCCGCGGCACTAAACTGGCCCATGCGGTTTAGCTTCATGTGCTTCGTGTTGTAGGACACGGCATTGATGTCGCCGACACGCGGCGGCGTCAGGAAGCCCTGTTCGATGAGCTCCCGCGCCCGGATCTGGTACACGCAGCGCGTAAAATATGGGTCGCGGGTCTGCTTTAAGGGCACAGCGGATCCGTCGGGCCATTGCCGGAAAATATACCCGGTGCCGAGCCGATAAGGTGTCGCAGACATGCCCACAACCCGCAAATTGGGGTTCGGGATTTCTTCTATAATCTCTTTGATCGTCGGAGTGATGCCATGGCACTCGTCCACGATCACCATCGCGATCTCAGTGCCGAATTTCTCAATGCTGTTCAGCACAGTCATTGGCGTGCCGAAAACGACAGGGTGCTCCAAACACTTGATGCCGACGCTGGCGCTGAAGAGTGAGGCCTTGCCGGGATATTTGCTGTGGTTCTGCTCAACGAGCTCTTTTGACGGGGCCAGGCACAGCACATGCTTGCCGGTGCGCGCATGCACCGTCTCAGCCAGTGCCGCAATGATGTGGCTCTTGCCGGCGCCCGTGGCCGCCTCGATCATACAGGGCTGGGTGGTGCGCCGGATCCATTCCATGATCTTGTCATGGGCTTCCTGCTGGTATGGTCTGAGCATTGTAAAACCTTGGGCTGTTTTGGGTTGGGCTGCTGAACATATACCAGCAGCAATTGTCTTTGCCAACCTGGTTGCCGAACCAGCGCACCCGGCCCACGCTGACGATCTTGTGGCACCGGCCAAGATAGGGCCGGGCCTGCTTCGTGAACATCCAGTCTGCATCGAACAGCAGCCACGTCTCGCACAGCGTGCTGCCCCGCTCGATGATCTGGTGCAGGACCGGGCGGGCCCATGGCGGGTTCGTGATGATATGCGTGGCACCGAGCAGGTCAGCCTGGCTGAGAAAAGACGCATCGTGGTGTTGGTACGGCGCCGAGGCGTCAGCATCGTAAGAAGCCACGCAGCGGTGCCCGTGGTGCTCAAGATGACTGATCAGGTGCCCTTGCCCCGCGCAGGGCTCGCAGAACGCTGTCCCAGCTGGTAGGTGCGCCAGCAGCGGCAGCACAGCCTCGTGAGGCGTGCTGTAGAAATCCATGGGCTTTCGCTCGAAGTCACTGCGCTTGCCCATCCATGTTGTCCTCGTCCGAAAAAACCTCGCAGCTCTCCTCACACCCAGCCCCGATGTCAAAATCCGCATCAAACACCGCAGCGTCATCCCCAGCCGGAACAAACGTCAGTTTTTTCTTTTCGTACTCATCAAAAAGATCGACCACGCTTTTGTTCCCACGGAAAAACGTCCGGCGGTAATTGAGCGGAAGCGGATAGGCGCTGGTGTCTTTTACAAACTCATGCCCGACATGCCCGTGGAGATCTTCCATGCGACGCGGGAAATCGTAGACCTCCGGGCTTTCTTGGATAAGGGTCAAATGCTTTCTGAGCGATTTCTTCCAGCACCATTTGCAATTGCCTTGGTAACCGCGAAGCTCAAGGCGGAACGGCTGCGTGGCCCACCATGCGTTTACCTTTGGCTTTGTCATGGGGTTTTCTTTGGCGAACGGATACACAATCCGCCGCGTTTCGGCGCGCGACGAGATCCTGTCAATCTCGTCGATTCTAATGCCAATGGCTAAGTCATAAGTTCCCGCAAGCCAGCCCTGCGCCTTGGCGTAGGCTTCAATCGGTTTCTGCTTCAGGTTGCGCGTGCAATCTTTGAATTTCTGGTTCGGTATTCCGTATTTTTTGATGGCTGCTTCAAACGGCGAGCCATCTCGCGACGCCGTTTCAAAGTTGACGACCCGGAAGCTCGGCCCCCGGCGAGCGCCGGGGAACTGCACTGCCTCAATCCAAACCGTATTAAAGCCAAAATGATCGTCGCACCGCTTTACGAATTCCAGCGTCTGTTCGTTCTCTTCCCCGGTGTTGGCGAAGACAACCATGATCTCGTCATAGCGAGACCGCCAATTGTCCAAGATCCACTTGGTCATGCAAGCGGACGTCTCGCCGCCAGAAAAACTGATCAACAATTTCATGCTCATTTCTTTTTCCCACTGCTCAGGCTCCAGTACTCCGTCGGGGCCCCGCGATAGGGCTCAAGATCCAGCTCGGGCAGGTGCTCCTTGATGGCCTTGGCATAAGACACCGAGCCCGCTTTCTGAACGTGCGTCAGCTTGCGATCACCGAACGCCGCGTCTTTTGCGCCAGCAATCGCAACAAGCTTGTCGAGCAGCTCTTTTTTCCGCTCTTCGTACAATCTGATGGCCTCGACCGTGTCATCGTACTCAGCGAGGATCTGCGGCGCGCTGAACCCGGCGCGCTTTGGCGCAAGGTGCCGATCCGGGCGCTGGACCTCTTCAAGATAGGCCTCATAAAACGCACGCAGGCGCGGCACCATGTCGGCGATGTAAACGTCATCGCGCGACACGGTCTCCAGCTGGGTGCGCCCCGGTGCCCACTGAAAAAAATCGCAATAATCCCGATCGGTCACGAACAGCTGGATTTGCATCTGCGCATAATAATGCTGCTGCTCCTGCGCTGTCTTAAACGACCCCTCGCCTTTCCGCAGACTGTACGGGCACTTGAATTCAACAAGGCCAGCTGTGTCTAACAGGCCGTCAGGTGACGCGCCGAGCCAGTCTTCATAGACGTAGAACCCGCACAGCTCGACCTTGTTGCCGGTTTCCATTTCGTATTCAACGCAGGCACCGGGCTCGTTCATCACGCCCCATTGCGTGGCCGCGTTGCCTTGGAACTCGGATTCCGCACCATGCGCATCGCGCACCATCCGGCGCATGACGTCGTCAGGCGACATGAACGGTGACAGGCCGAGGATTGCTCCAACACTCGAGCCTGTCACGCGCCCATTGCGCGCCTGGAACCACTCAGGGCTGCGCTGTTCAATCATTTCTTTTTGTCCCGCATTGCCATCATTGCGTCAGCGTATGTGTAAGATGTCTCGTCAATCCACTCGGCCCCGTTCTTTACAATAAACCCCGCCAGTCTTGCGTTCGACAGCAGTCCGTTCATGGCCGCCATGGCGAACTCGTCGCGCAGGCGCTTGCTGGTGATGGATTTGTCGATGAAGGCCTCAAGGTCTGCGATGCGTTTTTGTGCGATTGCTAATTCGTCCAACATGTTGTTCTCCCTGTGGTTGGTAGAGGGGCGCGGGCGCCCCTCTGCTTTGTTGCCTGGTCTCCTGGCTAGAACGGGATGTCATCGTCTTTTACGACGATCTTCTTCACCACCTCCGCGATAGACGTGCTGGCCTTGCCGCTGCGGGCTGACACCGCACCGATCCAGTTGCCGACTTTGGTTTCGCCGGTGGATTCGTCTTTGATCTTCCACTGCATGACCTTAATGACCATCGGTTTGTTGGTCAGGCATGCGCCAAGGCTCTCGTCCGTCGGTGCCTCAGCCTTGGCCATCAACTTACCGCCCGCATTCACGTCGATCGCCGCCAGCATTTGCTTGGCCTTGTCGCGCTTCTTTGCAGGGTCTTTCGCCCTGGGGTCATCATCCGTGACCCAAAGCTTCTGAAACACCTTGCGGTTTTTGTATTCAACCGGCTGCAGCACGCTCCAGCGCAGCGAGATGAAGCTGTTGTTCTCGCGGTCAGTAGACCATTTGGCTTCGTCAATCGTGGCGAGGCACGAAGTGTCTGCCGGGATCGGCTGGATGTCGCCGCCGCCCGCTTCAAACGTGCCGGTATTTTCGAGGCTGCCCTCGCTCAGTGCCCAAAAGCTCACGACAATGCTCCAATGTAGGGAATAAGGGGGTTAATGCCGATCTCGACGTTCAGCGGCTCAGTGATGCCATAGCGGTTTTTCGAGACATTCGCCGCGGTCGCATGCGTGATCAGGACGCGCGTGCCATCGGAGATTGCTTTCTTTCGATCGCCTTCGCCGGTCGTAAACGTCTCAAGCTTCAAAAAGCCCACCACGTCCACATCGTCCACATAGGCTGGCATGCTCTTTTCGTGCAGGCGCAGCGTGTAGCGCATGTATGCGTCATCGTCCGGCGGCTCGATGCGGCTGGTGTCAGCGTGCGCCACGAACACCGTGTTCATGCCGCGCTTCTCCGCCAGGATGCCCGCTGCTTTGCGCAGACGAGCATGCATGGCACCGACAGCGTCACGGCCTGCACCGTAGCCGCCCAGCGCTTGCTGGATCCCCTTGGGCTTTTTTGGGTCTGTGTCCACGACGTACTGCGTGAACATGCGTTCCAAGGCGGTGACCGAATCAACGACCAGTGTCTTGTATTCGTGCTCTTCCGTCATCAGCGCCTTCAGCTGATCCCAGAGCGCCTCGGGCCCTGTCAGAACCGGGAAAGCGTCAGGGCGCAATGCTTGCGGGATT